GAGTTCAAGGACATCCATAGCCTCTTGCATCTTGCCTTGCTTCTCAAGCTCGACAGCGCGCGCCCGAGCCCGCACCATTGTTTCGTCCCGCATTGCAGCCAGGGTTCCTGGTTTAATGTCGGCACTCATCTGCATTGCTGCTTCGTCAGATGTATCGGCAGCGCGCCTTGCTCTTGCGTCAGACTCGTCTTTCTCGATCTTATCTTTGGCTTGCTGGCGTGCAGTGGCAGCAGCCTTGAGAGCTTCGGTATTGGCATCCACGCCTTCATCTCGCCACCCAGCAGGCAGCTTTAAACCTCCAGCCATCTTGGCCAGGGTGGCCGCGGTCAGCACACCTCGAGGCGTAAGCCACTGGTCACCGATCGTTGAGCGGCTTTCCGGCTGACGAGGCGCTCTAAGCTGAGACGGCCTGAATACGTCGGCATTAAATACGATGCGTCCCATTGTTTCCCCTAATCAATCAGCCAAGCCAAGGCTCAGTTTCGTAAAGCTCGTCAGTCGCCCGACGTAAAGCGGCAGCGTCGGCATCATTTAACCCCATACGGGCTATGTAACCATCGACCTTCTTAGTCAGGTCTGACCTACTTAGGACGCCGAGAGTTTTAGAATCATCTCTCAGGCCCCTAGCTATTTGCTCGATATTTCCAGCTTCGGTACGCATCTGTTCCGCAGTCTTCATCGTTGAACGTTCGAAGCTTAGACGGTCCATAGCTGCCTGGCTTCGCTCGCGTGAAGCCTCTCTTCGTAAATCGCGAGCACCCCGCTCGACATCCATCTCAACCTGGCCAAGAGCTGAAAGCATACCCCCACCTCGAGCCCTGCCTGTCTGTCGGCCGTAAGCACCTGCCGCAGCACGCGACGCAGCAGCCGAAATGTCGCCCTCCAGCGTTTCTTCGTCTTTAGCAAGGGCCTCTTCTCTTCCCCGTAAGATCGAAATTCCTTCTTCGGTCATTTCTTTCTCTCGGTCTTCAGCGGTCTGAAACCTCGCTCTGCTTTCGTCGCGTTGCCTTTTCCGCTCCTGCCTTTTCTGTAGCTCGCGCGCTGCGTATTTCCTGCGCCCACCAGGCATCATTAGTTCCTGGGCGATTTGTCCCTGCCGGCGATAATCATCAAAAATGCTCAAGAGCCACCCCCTAACAAACTAACTTCTTGCCAATGATATAGACCCAATGACCACCCCAGCCAACTAAGGTCTGCGCAGCAGGAAGATTGTTGATGCCCGCAGTATCCTGGAACATCATCCGAACCTCAAGCCATTGCTCTTTGCCGTCGACCGAAGCAATAGCGACATTACCCCCACCGACAACGTTAGCCGCACCCGATCGAGTTACGTCGGAGTTGTTTGTCTTCCCAACAAACATGGGCTTACCCTGACTCTTAAATCCAACACCACCTGTACCCACGAGGGGGACAGATACCAAGTTACCTGCGCCCGAAGTGTCACTTCCAAAGTAAGTATCTACCAGGTAATCCGTTAAGGTGTTGCCTGTTCCTGCGCCCCACGTTGCGTAGGCAACCTGCCGGTAGCCGTGAGAGTCGGCACGAATTCCGGTGCCCATACCAACGCCTATGCCGTATTTGTGCGTAGCTGTTGCTGGCGCAATCCCACCCTGATGGTTAACAAAGGCGAGAACGTGATGAACCGTCATGGGGAAATGCAAAGGAATAATCCTTCGGTCGGCTACAGGCTGATCGAAAGCACCGCCCACATACGGAAGTAACTGGTAGTTTGATAAAGCTGAGTCTTGTACGAACCAACCATTACCCCACATCGGAACAGCGATAACCTCATAACCAGCATCATTGAGCAGGTTCTCAAACCCATGACGCCGTGAAAACTCAGTCATGCCGCCGATCAATCCGGTCCTGACACTTGCGTCCATTTTCTCCAAAGCACCCTGCACACCCTCATCAGTTGCTGTTGTGCTGGCAACAATCTGAGCGGTCGCCGCCGGAGTAAGGATGGTCTGCGGTTGCGTGTAGGGAGCGCCATACCTAGACGCCACTGGCATATCGCCGCCTTCAGGAATGTTTTGAACATTACCCGATCCGGTATCACGGGGGCGAAGCATGGAACGAAAAGTCAGACTTACCGTTACACTCGGAGCCATGAGAGCGTCGCTGCCCATGTACTCGGTGCAATCCACAGCCAGATGATAAGAGCGGTAAGGCGAAAACTGAACACCCAGTTGCTCTCGGACTTGCGGGTTGGTTCTTATTTGGTCCCCAGCAAAACCAAGATTCGGATACTCGATTGAAACTACCGTATTCGTCGCTTCTGCATTGGTTGTGGAAATGGGTTTTTCGTGGATGTCTAATTTAAATTTAACTTGCCCTGACTTCGAGAAGTTCAAAGCAGCAGCAGCGTTGTCGTCGATAGCGGCCGGCTCTGCTCTTGAGTCGAAAGAAAGCGAAACAGTATCCAGAATATAAATAGGATCCTGAGGGAAGGCTGAGTAATCCGATCGCCAGATTTCCTGCGGCGGCGGGAGAATGAATGACGCAGTTGCCAGCCCGGCGACATTGCCAGGCAGAGCCCTGTTGGACACAATCGGCCAAGAGAACGTCATTCTCGTGGTGGCTACCCCACTCTCTAGGTTGTCCGGCTCAACTCGAGTAGAAGTCACTCGGGTAAGCGCAGCCCCAATTTGAGCATGGATGTGCTGGGTAAGTAATTTTACCCCACGGCTAAGTCTTTTAAATCCGATACTAGGCACGGTCGTTTGGCTCCAGCAGGGTCAGCGACAAAGACCAAACAGAATTTGCCCAAGGACGAGCTGTCCACCTGGTTTCCCCCGCACTCCCTCCTAGGTATTTAGGAATAAGCACCGCAAACCGAACACGCGAATAAGGCGAAACAGGAATGTTTAAATCGTTAACATTGACCGAGAACCCAGAAAGGCCGCCCCCATTCAGCGCAGGCAGCATATTATTGGCCGGGGTAGAAAGAGCTACGGGCGAAACAGCCCACGAGCTTCCTGAAAAGTCTCGCTTGTTTATTTCCATATCATTCTGAGACCGGTCTTCAGGAACAAAGGGAGCGTCGATTGTTATCTGGATCTTTAGGTCATTGATGTTTGGCGGCTTGTAATTGGGATAAGCCGCGCCACCACCCATGACAAAGACACCAGCGGCACCGGGGTCTTGAGCCATAACAAGATCGACTGCGTGGATAATTACCGTCCGGTGAGGCTGGAAAGCCTGTTCCCAAATTAAGGCAGGGTCCAAAGCCAGCGTAGCGTCATCGGTGTAGTACCCCTTAAGGCGGTACCTGTTAGTCACATCGCTTCCTGCGCCGTTGTCGCTTTCCATAAAGGGATGACTGTCGTTAAACGCCCCAAAGGCTGCGGTCGCAGGGGTCCACCCTGACACCAAAACGCTTTCCGTGTACCTGTTCTTGACGAAAGCCGAGGGTACCTCGTCAACAAATCTTTCGATATCCTGAAGGCTGCCGGCGATGCGGTTACCGTCAATGGTGGTGCCATCAGAAAACTGTCGCCTAGTAATGACACGAACGCTCATGGCACATCCTGAGTAAAGGTAATGTTGATGTATGGTGTCGTTACAATATCTGTGAGGTTTACGCAGCCCACAACTGCAACACGTCCGGGGTTCCCTGCATCAGCGTTGTACACAATCGACCCAGTGTCGGACTGAAGACCGTGAAAGAAGCACCCATTAACAGAAGCGTATCCCCCGGTTTCAATAGCCACATAGCTATCTGTGGCGGCGGATTGGGATCCATCCTTCTTTGTGATGTGGCAGTTCTGAAGAATTACTCTTCCGCCAGACTTTACCACCACAGCGGGGATATTGTTTTCGCAGTCTAAAAACGCCCCATGAAGAATGGCGTTGCCTGTAATCTGAATCTGCTTTCCGAAGGTAGCTCCTGGAGCACAGGAAATAAAACTCCGAGTTTCGTCTGAGGCAAAGCCACCATAGTTTGCGTAAGGCAGATACAATCCAGTATGATCCTTTTTGGTTATCTCTACAGCTTGACCTGGGTTTCCTACCTCTTCACCAAGACGCCTAACTGTTTCGTAGGCCGACTCCAGGTTCTTGTTGTTGACGGAGGCTGTCCTGTCCACCTCAACTAAAGGAATATCGTAAACGGTGCTCACCGACCCGTCCTCCTGCGAGAGCCCTGATTAGGACGGATAAGAGCCTTGCTGCCACCCAGCACCAACTTCTCAGCGCGATCACGAATAAACCCGAAAAGCATATACGAGAAATACTCGCCTCGAATGCTGTCCGAAACAGCAAGGGTGTCATACTCTTCATCGTCGATGAGATAATCCGAATACTTAGGGGAGCCATTAAAAGTCCTCGTCGCCATTGCTCCGGTCGTTGTGTCTTTGTACCGGGTTCTGATTGTGTTTTTATTGGCTGTGGATTCAATGGCTGGTGTGTGCGCAGTGAAGTCCACAATCTGAGAAGTCCACCCCTTCCAGTCGCTTGCTCCAAGTATGTTAAACAAACCCCACACCCAGTTAGGTACGATCTGATTTGTGGCGCTGCTGTGGCTGATCATCCTCGTCCACAGTCCACGGGCCTTAACCTGGCCGTTGTTCGTTTCACCGACCTGGGCGCTTTTGTAAGCCCAATCAACTGCTTGCGCTTTTTCATTCACAGAATCTAAGGGGCCATTATGGCTGTTCCAAACGTAAACGCCACAGTCTAAAGTTTGCGGAGAGTTGTCCGTAAGGCGCGCTACAGTTACCCCCACCCCAAAAGAAAGAGACGTATTTGTTGTCGCCTTTCGCCATCTCAAAATAAAGAAGGGGTTACGGTGGTCTGGCGTCATACGCGGGGGCGTTCCGGCAGGGGTCGTGAGCCTTAGTGATACTGACCCTGCGGCGTTGTTTACGGTCTTGGAAACATAAAGGGCAGAGGAAGCAATGCGCTCCAAAGGATAATCAGGAAACAAATCGGCGGGGACACCGGGATCGGTATCAAGCTGCCAGTTAACTGCGTCAAACGTGAAATCCAACTCGAAATCATGGGGAACCAACGCAAAGTAGGCTGAAGAAAAATACACCTCCACAGCTTGAAAGTAATACCCAGTGGTGGCGTCATAGACAGGATCGGCGAAATAAAATCTACCGTTCTTAGCAGATGCCTGGTTGATGATTTGGTAGTAGTTGGAAACACTGCGGTAATCCTCGTACTGCATCGACCGATCAAGCCCTCCACCACGCCCCATCTCAAGCAGGTAATAAGAGTAAGCAGTAGAGCTTTCTCCTGTCTGAGCGTCTGCAAAGCCCTCGTAATCGACAGACCCAACGCAATAAAGCCCATCTCCACCAACAACAAGATACGGGTTCTGGATGTTCTGCTGCGCCTTGACGATAGCGGTGCCGCCTGCGTTCTGGCTGGCGCACGACTCTAAGGACCAGACAGACCAGTTGCCCTCACTGAACACAAAGGCAGCGAGGTTGGTTGGGCTGCACAAAACCAACTGACCCTCTTCAGCCCAGAAGTCTAAAGATACAAGATCGTCATCATTAAAACGCAACAAGGTTCGTGGCTGAACATCGGTCGATACATCGGCAACACCGTTAGCTGTAAGGTAATGGTTAAGAGGAGAGGTGAGACCTTTGTCGAAAAACTCGTGGATGGGATCACTGACCGTGCTTATGCTGAGACCGTTCGAGGTAACATAAACTCCGTTGCTGTCGCACCAGAACATCCCCGCAGTACCGGGAACCTTTTCCACTTTAGCCGTCGGGCTTAAGCATCCAACCGTGTTGCTTACGGTAATAAACCTACCTTGGGAAGCAAGGTCGCCTACCGATGGCTGGTAAAGAAAAGTTTCGCTCTTGGTGAATACCATCAAGTTGTCATCGACAACACCAACAGCCGTCACATTCTGCTGAGAGGGCACCACCACCACATTGGTGCTGATAAAAGCGTTTGGCACCCCAGGCTCTGAAAAGAAGATTTCGGTTTCAGTGGCGATCACCAAGCGATCCTGAACCGTCGTCAGATCCACAGGGGGCGGCAACTCTTCTTTGGTTAAGTAGTTGTAAGCAAGGGGGAACAGGCCGTCGACAGGCACCACTCGGGTAATGATATTACTTTCTGAATACCCATTCACCCAATCTTTCTTTTCGTCCGAATCAACCGTTTTGCGTCGGTTTGATCTGAAGTCTACCGGTTGGTAGACAAGCAGTCCCGTCGAGGAGTTTCCGAAAAAGAGCTTCTCTCCATACCGGTGGAAATAAAACCTTTCCTCCATGGCCCCAACAAAGTTTTGGTTATCAATGTCCTCGTTGGTTTCGTAGCACCCACGCCAATGAAGCTGGGGAAGCTTGCTGCCTTTTAGCTCGGAGGTGTGGTGGTGAAGGATCGTTTCCCACCTTGTGCCGTTAGATGCGTCAACAATAGACACAGCGTAGCAGTCACTCCAAACGCTATTCAAGCTCCCGCTTGATTGACCCGTCTGGTTTCTTGCCCAGAAAACGGAGACCAGATGCACCGCTCCCCATGCCGTTATAACGGAGGTTGACCCTAAGTGTTTGTGGTAACCCCAAAACTCATTGCCGTATTTGGAGACATCAACAGGGGCGTCCATAGATGTGTTGTAAGCAGCAAGCTGACCAAAACCTGGGCGAGTCTCCCAGGCGTCATGCCCCCTGCGTTTCCACATGTTCTGAACCCAGCGACCCCTGTCTGCTGGCTGCTCATTGATACCACCTGTGACAATTTCGACCTCAAGACCGCCAACAGCCATTAGACAGTAACAACCTGAGAGTAACCAATCTGAGGCGCAATGTAGTGCGACCCATCGGTAGCACGACCCACCGTGAGGTACTCTTTCAGGCCCCTTTCTTTTGTTTCGAGTTGAGCAAGAAGAATCGTATTCGGAGCACCATCCCGGATCATGTAGTACCTCGCCGCATACAGGGCGATCAACGGATGTGCTGCCGTAAGATTATCTATAAATGTAGCATTTCCAGTAGCCCATGAAGCTGGGGTAATAGTGCTTTCTGGAATGTATTCAATCCTAAGCGTGGTTCCATTCATGGTGGTAGAAAACACGAGGGATGTTCCAGATAGGCAGTAGTCGCCTTCCATGTTTTCCACCTGTACCGGGTTCTGAGTAGGAACCAAGTAATAAGACAAGCCATCGTTTGCTGCGCTGTCAACGCGCCCAATACGAATGATCCTTTGCGCTGCATTTGTTGCTGGCACAGCCGCACTTGCAAACAGGGTTCCGGCCAAGTCAAACGACGACCCAGTTGGGTTGATGAAGAAACGCGTGCTGTAAACCTCGGTGTCGATATCGGTAACAGTCTGACGAAACTCCCTGTACCCTAAGTCGAGCATGGTCTGAGCTTGCGCCTCAGTAAGAAACGTCTGATCTGGCTCATCAATCAACGAACGAA